ATCGTCGTCGTTATTGATCAACGACTTTGCCGCCAGAAAGCACGAATTTTCGCTTTTCGACGGCATTGAGCACCTCGAAGTCGGGGCGCTTCATCGTCCCCGGCGTTTCAGACGCTTCGGGGTCGGGTTGAGTGGTGGAAACGGGGACGAAGTTCTTCGCCACGTCGCTGGGCCGGGCCGCTTTTTTCAGCGACTCGTACAGTTTCAGGGCTTCATCGGCCTTGTTCTGAGCCTCGTCCAGCGCGGGGCGCAGAGCAAGCGCCTTCTCTTTTGCTTCGTCCGTTCCCTCTTGGAAGTGCGCATCGATGTCGTTCGCGATATGTTTCACTTCCGCATCCGTCTCGATGACGGCGTCGTGATAGGGTTTCAGGTCAAGCATGGGGGATCTCCTTTTCAAGAATTTGTCGAACTCGATTACGGAGGGTCTGCGCCTCGCGTTCGTTGTCCGCTGCGGCAGGATCGCTGCGAAGTGCTGGAACTTGCGCAGCAGAGTCCGCCGCGGGCGGGACATTATTGATGGTAACTGATTGCGCTACCATGACTGGGGATATCGCCTGCATCAGCTCAGGCGGGACATGATCATAATTGCGCAGGCAGTTGACGAATGCCATATTGCTTACGCTAGCCTTCTGCCCGCCCGGCAGGATCTCGTCTGCAAAACCATACTCCACGGCCTGGCGCGCGCTCATCCAGATCTCATCGGACATCATCAGAGAAATTTCTTCCTCGTTCAATCCGGTTTTGGCGGCGTACGCCGGAACGATGCCGTCCTTGATGTCCTGCAGTTGGTCGCGGATTTCGCCGAGCGTTTCGATATCCAACATGGCCATAAATACCACCACCGCGGGATCGTGGATCATCATGTAAGCTGTGTCCATCATCTGCAAGGTCTTGCCCGAGATCGCCACGATCACCGCCGCGCTGGCTGCCACGCCGTCCACCCGTACCGTGATCTCGCCGGGATAGTCGGTCATGATGGCCCGCATCGCCGAGGCGGCGAACACGTCCCCGCCGGGCGAATTGATTTTGAGCAGGATCGGCCCGCCCCCGCCGAACATATACAGGTCGTCTTTGAACTTCTTGGGGGTGATCTCATCGCCTAGCCAGGAATACTCCGAGATCGGGCCGTAGAGCTCCAGTTCGGCCTGGCCGCTCTCGCTTTCGGCGGCATTCACGAAACGCCAGAACGGCTCATAGGGCTGGGCGTTTCCATCGAAACAGCGGAAGGGCATTTTTTGCATGGCTTTATTCTCTGCTTTCTCTTTGGCCGGCTCGAAAGATTTGCCGTCATGAGCTTTGCAATGCTTGCGAGCCTGGGCCTCGGTCCAGATTGTTTTTTTGTATCGATGAGCCTGTGTATCCGAAGAATCATCCTTGCGGTAGCCGATGATCAGATCGTACGGTTTGCCAGTGGCTTTGTAGCCATCCTTGTCATTGTTGTCTTTTACGTGTTTGCGGATGAAGCGAACAAATTGGTCCGGGTCCAATAAACGGCAACTGTGCTCGTTGGGAAATGGCACATTACACCTTCCTTATTTGCCTTCTGCCTGCCCGCCTGGCTGGGCAGGCGCAGGCAGGCCAATCGGTTGAATGTTGCTGGCCATGTAATAACGGTCGCCATCGGCATAGGCGCCCACGTCGTCCTTCTCGCGCGCCTCGTTGGGCGTCATGATCCCGTTCTGGATCCTCTTCGCCATCGCCTCGGCCCGTGACCGGCTGTCCATGCGCAGGAGCGATTCCCGGATGAATTTGAAGTAGGTATCGCCTTGCTCAGCCTGGCTCAGCCATTTGATCCGCGCCGCTTCCTCCCACGGCACCAAGTACGCGTCCAGGGTGCCCTGCAGGTATTCGATGTACTTCTGTTCGTTGCTGTTGTAGGATTGTTTTCCTCTGTTGAGCATGTGCTCGGGCAGGCCGAAGAAGTTGCAAACGTCCTGGTCGGTGGCGTCGATGCTTTCTAGGAACTGTGCATCCCTGAGTTGTATGTCGATCGCCTCGAATTTCGTGATCTTGCTGTCGAACACCGCGAGGCGGTAGGCATTTTCGGTCCCGCTCATGGCCTCCTCGTAAGCCTTGCGCACGATCTGGCGTTTCTCTTTGTCGAGCTCGCCAGACATTTGTATATAAGCGGCGGGCATGAACCCTTGCGAGTACAACATGCTCTGCGTCTTGCGCGCTGCCAGCTGCCGCCCGAACGTCTCGCGCGCAAAGGTGATCACTCCGCGTCCCATGCAGCCCGTCGCATCCGGGTTGATCAACAAGTGCAGGATCTCCACCGATGGGATGTACTCGGTCTTGCCGCTCGTGAATGTGTGCCGGTACCATAAATTGCCTTCCACGTCGAAGACCGGCGTCGTGCGGTCGGCAGGCAGGATCAGCAGCTGCCTGGGCCCGACCATTGGCTGCCAGATGTAGGCATTGCCGTAGAATAATTGCCATTCGATGACGGCTTTCTTGAATTGGAACGGAGTCCAACCCCACAGGTTCGGCGAGACCTGCAGCAGGTAGGCCATGTTTCGTGTCACCGCGTCGGGCTGGACCTGCTGGATGTTCCGCCCCTCGCGCCTGATCATTTGGAAGGGGATCTTCGCGACGTCGTCGCTAATGATGTTCTTGGCGCGGTAGGCCGTGGCGATCGCCAGCGATCCGTTGACCGTGACCTTCTCCCCTGAACGGGTTTCGTAGCCACGCCGCGTCTCGTAGTCCGGCCGCGGCGTCGCATTCGGATCTTCCTTGATTTTCTGTGTATTACTTAGCAGGTTGCTCAGTAACATGCTTTGCCTTGGCCTTTGCGATCAGCACGCCGAAAACGATCAGCATGATTCCCGCCGCGATCCACGTGGCGATGGCGCTCAACAGGGACAACCCATACAGGATGCAGGCGCACCCCGCTGCGAGCAGAAGGTCATCCAGAAAACGAAGCAATAATTTCACTTGAAAACCAACTGCACTTTGCCTGTCAGGAGGGCGCCAATAAAACCTAAAATGCCCAATCCAATAGCGCTTACGAAAAACATGCTGATTTTGTAGAAAGTCAGGACTGGCTGGAGCTTCTCTAGCTTTTCATAGATGTCAACGATCGCAGAAAAAAGCAGGACGTCGCGCGTATTATCGTTGTCTATATTTCCACCCCTCTCGATCACATCCCTAATTTTCTTGATGACCTCGCTGCTGCCGTTTGCCATGCCATTCATCTCCTGGACAAACAAAAAACCCGACGCCTCTATGGCGTCGGGTGCATCACTCTCGACAATTCGTCCCGGTCTTAGCACCAGGACTGCAAAAGTTGTTCTTACGATCTAAAGTATAGCCCCTTTACCAGAATTGTCAAGCGCGAAAACGGGCAACCTTCGAAAATCGTTGCCGCGGAAACGGCGTTTTCAACCCTTGACAAGCCTTCACATTGCCGCTATAATGCCGCTATGAAAAAATTTACACTTAGACTCTTTGATGCCCTCCATGAAGCACTTATAAAAAGTGCCGCGAAAAATCACCGGAGTTTAAACAGTGAAATGATCCATGCCTTGTTAGAATATGTGCGAAATCAAGGCTACAAAGTGAGTGAAGAAAAAGAAATCTGATTCCCTTTACAAACGAGCCTAAAGAGCGCAGGAACGCTCGATAGGCTCTGACCACCGCCGTGCACAGGCCACGACGTAGGCTGATGGCAATTGTACCATCACACGGCGGACCATTCCAAAGAGGAGGCTCGCCGTGTTTGATTTGAATGCCCTGTTCGATCTCAATTCCCTGCCGGTCGCGCCGGAGTTCATCGAAGTGCTGGCCGAGAATGCCACCGAGACCGCCGCGGCTGCTCTCGAAGCCCTCCACGCTCCCGAACATCTCGTCCTGCTGGTCAGGAACATCCACGAGCTGGGTTATTATCTAGAGCAGTGTTACCGCTCCCCGAATCCCTTGCTGCGCGAGCGCAGCAGCCGCTTCGACATCGAAGCGGTTGTCATCGAAAGCCTCAATGCCATCGCCCAGTCCGGCGGTATTTTCCGTGGGCCCACCGGCGACACTTTCCCACGCGAAGCGCCCACGCCTGTGCAGTTCGAGAAGGGATCATGAGAGAGATCCCGCTCACCCAGAGGAAGATATGTAATCACTGTGGGGAAGATAAAAAAACTGATGAGTTTTGTAAGTGCTCTCAGTCTCTTGATGGATTACAACCAAGATGCCGCGATTGCAATAGACTTTATTCTAAAGCTACGAAAGAACAACGCAAGGAATACAACCGATTATATCGTTTGCGCCATCCAGAAGTAGGACGCAAAGCCCAAGCTAAATACAGAAAGGCCCATCGAGAGGAAGTCCTGAAAAGAAACCGGGAATATATGCGTCAAATCCGCAAAGAATGCCCCGACAAATTTCACAAAAGAGATCGAAAATTCTTCCTAGCCAAAAGAGGTCTAACCGAAGATGAATACAATCGCCTATTTGAACAACAAGGTGGCGTGTGTGCGATTTGCGGGCATACCGGAACGGGGGAGCATGGTTATCTCTGCGTAGACCACGACCACAAAACAGGTAAAGTTCGTGGTTTACTTTGCAACAGTTGTAATATGGGATTGGGTCATTTTGGCGATAACGCATCTATCTTGAAAAAGATGATCG